AGCGCCGCGAGGCGCTGGACTGCTCAGTGATTTATCGCTGTCAATACTCAAATGGGAACCTTCAATGAGCACCTTTCTCAGGAACAAGACTAGGACTTCTTCAAACCCTAGTGTTGCAGGTACGTATCATTCCGTGTTTGACGACTCGGTACTCTCTACAGAGTACTTCATCCGACGACAGGGAACGGACTACATGTCTGATCAAGGTGGCAACCCTCGCGTTAATAATCATTACGTGGGTGGTGGCTTTTTCAGGGCCACTAAACCATATACGATAGAACGCGTTCCATCTCAAACCATGCAATTGTTGCAAGCTAAGAATGGACCGAGGTATATTACTTCGGTGGTTGCGACTGAACCAGATCGTTACTCTTTTGATTTTACCTGGAATGGTAATTTCAATTCCCAGATTTACGACGCCGATCAATACGGCGCCGAGGCTTGGGATAGAGCTCGACCTGCTCAGCCATCATTTTCTCTGTTAAACTCTATTTACGAACTAAGGGAATGGCCTTCTACGACCAAACCTAGAATTCTAAAATATAGAGACACAAAAGCTTGGGGTGACTACTATTTAGCAGTCAACTTTGGTTGGATACCGATTTTGTCGGATATTCGCCAGTTTACCAAGAACCTTTTTACGTTCGAGGAACAACTCAAGCAATTGTTAAGAGATGAAGGTAAGCCAGTGAGACGTCAATTTAAGATGGCATCTCATTCCTTCAGTAATACTGAAGGCCCAGTTAGAGGCACCTCTTATGGTGCTTTCCAGAATGGCATGGTCACAGGCGTCTACGCTGGCGTGCCCTCTTATGAGGATACGTTGACGTGGAGCCAAGACGTATGGTTTTCTGGACAATTCCGCTACCACCTACCCGGTGGTAACCGTGATTGGCGATGGAAGAAGGCAATGTACTTTCGTATTATTGCCGGAACTCCCTCACCAGCTACGGTGTGGAATGCTATTCCCTGGACATGGCTGGTTGATTACTTTTCCAACATAGGTCACATAATTAGTAACCTTGATGACGGTTTGGCGGAAAATCTTGCCGCTGACTATGCTTTTCTTATGCAGAAGAAGCAGGTCATTTACAAACGCGTCTCCACAGGACTCTTTAACAAGTTCGGTGGTGGAACTGAATCAGCTTCCGCGACTACTCGTATCGTTTCCAGTACTAAGGAACGTACAATCGTGGATCCATTTGGCCCCTCGTTTTCTGGGTTGGGCAGTTTATCCGGTAAGCAACTAAGTATTTTAGGTGCTTTGGGTATGTCTGCTTTGCCCTCTTCAAGGGGAAAGTATTGAATTGGGCGTGGAAATCCTTCTACGTTCATTATCTCACGTCGTGAGACGTCACGAAAAGGAAGTTTGTAATGTTTGGTGATCCTCAAGTCTTCAACGTCAATGCTGTCTCGACGAGTTTTGCTCGCGTGAAAGTAACAGATACTGAAGCTGTCTATAAAGACAACGCAGGTGTCTATACACTTACACAAAAGCAGAATCAGACGAAGGCACGCTTTCGGCGTGAAGTCCGGTTGGGCAAGGAAGCGATTATTACGGACCCCATCACTGGGGTTAAATCCGTACAATCTGTTTCCGTAGGCCTCTTTATCGATGAACCCAAGTATGGTTTCACCGACCCGGAAATCGACATCTTGAAGGATGCGATTATAGCCATCTGCGATGATACGCGGATGAATAGGATCCTGGTTGGTGAGTATTAAGTCTTTTGAGACTTTACTCGGCGCGGAGTCAGTTATTGCAACTAGCTTCGTGATGGTGTTATCTTAACACCTCCAACTATACATTACACGGTTTCCATTACCTTAACCTCGAAAGGATTGGATATGAATGACCGACCACGCTTCTTAGCGACGCTGCTAGATGAACTAGCAGATCAGCTATCACTGAGCGCTGGACTAGACCAAAAATACATATGGTCTAGGTACGAGCATGAAGGATTATCGTTTTTAACGATAACCTTACCTTCTTTCTGTGATGGGATCGAAAGAGCCCTAGAAAGAGGGTCTGCTACTCCAGACGACTTTCCGGCTTTCGCTAGAAAGAAGAATGGGTGTCTCCCGAAATTTCTATCAGGTTTCACTAGCAGGATGTTCACGCCGTGTGGTGTACTCATGGAGCACTTTGATCCTGACGTACTGTTTGCAGTTCGTCAAATCACTAGGTTTATGAAGAAAGCCGAAGTCCCTTGCACTAAGCAGAGGACCGAAGCCGCCTTTCATAAATACGTGCTCACCGACATGGAGCTCAAAGATGTCAACGAAAAGTTCAGAAACGGTCACGAGGATTCTACTCTTCGTGCTGTCGCTGATATTCTTGTTGGGTCACTTTTTAGTGACATATCCCAGCAAGGACTTCGCTGTCGTCACGGTCCAGGCGCTACCGCAGAAAGACTTAGTTCATCCGAACGTAGTCTTATACGGTATTGGCCCATCCGTGCAGAGCCCTGGTTCCCAAGTTCTTACCATGCGGTCCCAAACGCGGGACACTGGAAAAGGCTTAGAGAACTGAGTCTATTGTCTGAAGCCGCAGAGCCACCCGTGAGGGTGGTTGCCGTGCCTAAGACTCTAAAGACTCCGCGTATTATTGCAGTAGAACCTTCCCACATGATGTATATGCAACAGTCAATGATGCAATACATGGTGGATCGGATCCAAACGCACCCTCTAACGAGGGGGTCAATCAGATTTTCTGATCAAGTCCATAATATGCGGTCGGCACAAGTCGAGTCTTTGAAGAAGAACCGTGCTACCATCGATTTATCCGAAGCCAGCGATAGGGTTTCCCTAGAACTGGTCAAGTATATTTTCGGTGGTGAACAGATATACAATTATTTGTATGCCTGCCGCACGTCGAAGGCTCTCCTTCCTGATGGAACAACTCTTACTCTTGAGAAGTTCTGTTCGATGGGGTCAGCAACTTGCTTCCCGATCGAGTCATTTGTGTTTTACTGCCTTATCTTAGCAGCAATGCACGATGCCAGGTCCATACGGCCCACCAGTCAATCAATTCGCATGTTTTCGCGGTTGGTTGACGTGTATGGGGACGATTTGATTGTCCCTGTACAACTGCTCAGTTTCGTCATCGATAAGCTTGAGTCTTATGGACTTCAAGTTAATAGAGGCAAAAGCTTTTCGGCTTCTTATTTCCGAGAAAGCTGTGGGGGTGATTACTACAAAGGTTATCCGGTCAAACCCGTTTACCTGCGTGTTCACCCTACTGCCATCGATGACGCGTTCGATCCTAACGTCTTGGCTTCACTTGTCCAAACGAGTAATCAATTTTACTCGCAAGGCTTGTGGAAAACCTGTTTTGAAGTTAGGAGCTTTGTAGATAAGAAGCTTCGTGAGGTTGTTAAACCGAGAAGGCTGAGGAAAGGCATTTCTGCTTATCCTCGTATAGCTTATCGGCGCAACTTCAACATTGATGAGGACTCTTTAGTCTCTGATCGTGGTTGCTTCTTCTACAGCGTGATGCATGACTCTTATGACCGTTGGAATTCAAAACTCCATAGGTTTGAGAGTTTTACTGTCACCGTTTCTCCTGTTAAGGAGAAGGACAGTAATTCACCATGGTTTGAAATGGTGACTGAACCCAGGGAGGCATTATGCCCTCCTGAGAAGCGTGTGAACTATTACACGCCGGATCAGCAATACATCGCGTGCCTCTTTAAGTCGATGAGCAATATCGGAAACGATAACTCAGTCGACTGGGAGTCGAGCGGTAGGCCCCGGAACCTACGATTACGAACCGGGTGGGTATGGTAGTGATACCATACGCGGGATAGTTCCCGCAACAGGAG